GCCCGGCAGCTCGCCCGCAACCTCCTCGAGAAAGCCGACACCGCAGAAAGGCACCGGCACTAGATGCACGAGCTCTTCGAGGCCCGACGTCGCTACGCCACGCTGCGCCCGACCGAGCAGGCCGAGCTCGTCACGGCCGCCATGCGGATCTATCTGAAATGGCCGGTCACGGTGCAGGCGCGGATTCGCAAGCTCATCCTCGCGTCGCCGGATCGCTGGCTCGGCTTCCTCGAGCTGTTCGCGATCGCGGAGGTGTTCGCGGTCGAGCTCGCCGGCTTCGGCCTCGAGCCGGACCTGACCGCGCTCTACGCACCGGTGCTTGAGCACGTCGCGCTCGGCCACCCGATCGGGGCGCCATCGGAGCTCCCGACCGCGCCGGTCGACGTCGGAGGCACAGCGTGACGCGGTATCCGCTGAGCTGGCCCGCGAGCTGGAAGCGCACGCCGGCGCACGAGCGTCGACGCGCCCCGTTTCACGGCACGCGCCGGCAGGCGTACACGAGCATGCAGGGGTCGTACCTTCAGAAAGAAAGTCTCTCCGTCGGCGACGCGACCGGCCGGCTCGCCGCTGAAATGCGTCGCCTCGGCGTGCGCGCCGACGACTGGCTCATCTCGTCGAACCTGCGCGTGCGTATCGACGGCCTGCCGTATGCCGACCAGCGCAACCCGGACGACGTCGGCGTGGCCGTGTACTTCAAGCTGCGCGGCGCTGACCGCGTGCTTGCGTGCGACGCGTGGACGTGGGTCGCCGACAACCTGGCCGCGATCGCGGCGCACGTCGAAGCCATGCGCGCGATCGAGCGCTACGGCGTCGGCACCGTTGAGCAGGCCTTCGCCGGCTACGACGCGCTGCCGGCCAAAGGCTCGACCTGGCGCACGACGCTCGGCTTCGCGCACGACCAGGTCGTGACGCTCGAGGACGTCGACGAGGCCTTCAAGCGCCGCGCCCGCGAGGTGCACCCGGACGTTGCCGGCGGCAGTCACGACGCGATGGCTAGTCTCACGGCCGCCCGCGCAGAGGCCCGCGAGGAACTCGGAGGCGAGGCGTGAAAGTCGAAGTCCGCTGCTGCTGCGTCCCGCAGAAGCTGCTCGGCTGGCTGGACGTCGAGCCCGAGCGGGTCGTGGTCGGCCGCGTGCTCAGCTTCGTCGCGCCCGCGCAGTGGAACTTCACGAACCAGTTCGACGTCATGCGCGCTCCCGAATGCATCTCGGCCAGGAGCGTGAACCTGCCCGTGGCAGCGATCACAGTCGACGGAGCGACCTGGCTCGCGCTCAAGTCCGAGGAGACGCCGCTCGAGACGCTGCGCCGCATTCGTGGCTTCATCGAGAACACGTAGGCCCCGATGGCTGCAAAGAACAGCGAGAGAACAGCGAGGCGACGCAAGACGAAGGGCAAGCGCCGCGGCCCCGGCCGCCCGTTCCCGCCCGGCGTGAGCGGCAATCCCGCCGGCCGCCCGAAGGGCTCGAAGAACCTTGTCACCGAGGAGATGACCGAGCTCGCGAGCGGCCTGCTCCGCGACCCGGCGTGGCGCGAGAAGTTCGAGAAGAAGTGGCGCCGCGACCGCATGCCCGCGCGCCTGGTCGAGGTGATCTTCGCCTACGCGGCCGGCAAGCCCATGCAGCCCGTCGACGTGACGACCGACGGGCATTCGCTCCTCGAGCTGCTCGCCGGGCAGGACAAGGACACGGAATGACGACCCGCGCCGCGATCGCGCGTGAGAAGCTGCGCCGCTGGGCGGCCTCGGCGCCGATCTTTGTCCGCGAGTGCATCGGCGCGACGCCCGACGCGTGGCAGGACGAGGCGCTCACGGCGATCTCGACGTCCCCGCGCCTCGCGATGAAAGCCTCCAAGGGCCCGGGCAAGACCGCGGTCCTCGCGTGGATCATCCTGTGGTTTCTCACGACGCGGCCGCTCGCGAAGATCGGGGCGACGTCGATCACGGGCGAGAACCTGCACGACAACCTGTGGGCCGAGCTCGCGAAGTGGCGGATGGACTCGCCGATGCTTCGCGCGACGACGACGTGGACGGCGACGCGCGTCAGCGTGAACGACGCGCCGGAGCAGTGGTTCGCGACCGCGCGCACCTGGCCGAAGCACGCCGACGCGCAGCGCCAGGCCGAGACGCTCGCCGGCCTGCACGCCGACCACGTGATGTTCGCGCTCGACGAGTCGGGCTCGATCCCACAAGCGGTGATGACCACAGCTGAGGCGGTGCAGGCCTCCGGCAAGGAAGCGAAGCTCGTCCAGGCCGGCAACACGACGACGCTCGACGGGCCGCTGTACCGGGCCTGCGTGACCGATCGCGCGCACTGGGCGGTCGTGTCCATCAACGGCGACCCAGACGATCCGAACCGCTCGCCACGCGTCTCGATCGAGTGGGCGCGCCAGCAGATCGAGAGCTACGGCCGCGACAACCCGTGGGTCATGGTCAACGTGCTCGGCCAGTTCCCGCCGGCGTCGCTCAACGCGCTGCTCGGGCCCGAGGACGTCGAGACGGCCTTCGCGCGGCGGCTCCGCGACGAGGTCTACAACTGGGCGCAGCGGCGCATCGGCGTCGACGTCGCGCGGTTTGGCGACGACCGCACGGTGCTCTTCCCGCGCCAGGGCCTGCGCGCGTTCCGGCCGCGCGTCCTGCGCCACGCGCGCGGCTCGGCGGTGTCGACCGAGATCGCGGGCGCGGTCTTCGCCGGCAAGAACCGCTTCGGGAGCGAGCTCGAGCTCATGGACTGCACGGGCGGCTGGGCCGCGGGCGCGCGCGACGTGCTGCTGACGAGCGGCGTGCCCGTCATCGAGCTCGAGTTCGGCGGCAAGGCGCTCGACCCGCGCTACGAGAACCGGCGGGCCGAGCTGTGGTTCCAGATGGCCGAGTGGGTGAAGGGCGGCGGCTGGCTGCCGAAAGTGCCCGAGCTCGTCGGCGAACTCACCGCGCCCACGTACACGTTCTCGCGTCGTGGCAAGTTTCTCATCGAGCCGAAGGAGCTCGTGAAGGCTCGGATTGGCCGATCGCCTGACCTGGCCGACGGCTTGGCGACGACGTTCGGCATGCCCGAGCGGCCGCGCGACGCCGTGGGCCGCATGGGCACGGCGGGGCGCGCACTGACCGCGGACCGGGCCGCGGGTTGGGAGGAGTGATGAACTGCGACGATCCGCGGTACCTGCAACTGCTCGTGACGTTCGACAAGGTGGCGCAGCGCGCGATGGTGCGCCACGTGGTCGGCATCAACTACGCGTCGGCCGAGCTGCTTGTCGACGGCCGCAGCCTCAACGATGTCGAGAAGGCGATCGAAGCCGCGGGACTGGAACACCTGCGACAGTCGTCGTGCACGTGTGCGCTCGACGCGCACGATGCCAACTGCCCGACGCACGGGCATCCGCCGCCCTCGGAGCCGCGCTCGTGACGCGTCATCTGCCTGGCGAACCCGTGCACGGCGTGCAGCGCTGCTCGCGCTGTGGCCGCGTGCTCGTCGACTGGGCCGGCTACGAGGCGCAGGTTGTCGCCGGCGAGCCGACGCACGCGATGTTCTGGCGGTCCGGCGAGGCGATCGTCGTCGACGGGCCGTTCTCGGGCACCGCCGGCGACAACTATCCCGACGTGCCCGACTGCACGCCGGCCACGAAGGAGTGAGTCATGCCGAAGCCGAAGAAGCGCAACGCGCCCGACCTCACGCCGCGCAACGAGGGCCACGTCGAGAAGCTCATCGCCTTCGAGACGGACCGGATTAACCGCCTCGTCGAGCGCGTCGTCGCGCTCGAGGGCAAGGTCGAGATCCTGCAGATCGCCGTCGATGCCGCGCTCGCCATGTTGCGTGAGGGCCAGAACGCGAAGACGCCCCACGCGAAGGCTGTGCAGGACCTCATAAAGTGAAACCGCGCAGCCCGGAACGGGCCGATCGGCTTCAGCCCAGCGGGCTGCTGCTCGAGGTGTACCTGACCGAGGCCCAGCTCGCGCTCTTGCTCGACATGATGCGCGCAGGTGGCTGGTCGACGCTCAGCGGCGTCACGCGGAGTGCGCTCTCCGCGATGGCGCTGCACCTCAAGATCGACGCGCCGGTCGACGCGTTTCGGCTCGATCGCAAGGTTCGGTGATGGACGGCGGAGGGAAGTCGGCGGCGTCAACAGTCAGCAAACGAAAGGGAGTGTGTTGTATGGGATTACCGCTTTGGGTACTCGCTCTGTGTCTCGCGTTCGGCGCGGTCTGCCTCTGGTGGAATGACGACGGCACCGCCATGATCCAGCGCACCGACACGCTCGGGCAGGTCTACTACTGCTCCAACCAGGGGACGAACTGTACCTGGGCGGGGGGCGGCGGTGGCGGCGGCGTCTGGGACAACTAGACCCGTCACGCACACGGGACCGTGGCCGCGCCACGGTCCCGCTCTTGCTGATCTGGAGGGCTCATGAACGCCAACACGCTCCGCGTCGTGCTCGCGATTGTCGTCGGCGCCGCCGGCGTGGCGATCGGCGCCGGCGCCGTGCTGCTCGCGCTGCGCATCTGGAAAGCGAACTGATGGTCGAGCCGAAGGACTGCACACACGAGGACTTTGTCGCTCGCGTCGCGGTGACACGCATTCTCGACGTCGGGAAATTTGTCGCCGAGATCACGGTGGAGTGCACCGTGTGCGGTGAACCGTTTCGGTTCGTCGGCGCGCCGGCCGGCTTCGACTGTGGGCGGCCGACGTGTTCAATCGACGGCTTGAAACTCCACGCGCCGATTGAGCCAGAGCTCGAGAAGCGCCTTCAACACCGCGCGAGCTTCGTGGTCACGCCGGTCCCTGTGAAGCACTGATGGCCGACGCCGTCCGAGCCGTCACCCCGTCGATGCAGGCGTGGCTCGATCACGTCGCGCGCTGCTGGCACTGCGCGTCGGTCGGCTCGCGCTGTCCGGAAGGGCAGCGACTGCACGCGGAGGCCTCGCCGGCGCCGAAGCTGTTCTCGCTCGTCGAACGCCGGCCGGCGGCGCTCACGCCCGTCGAGGTACTCGAGGCCTTCGTCGCCGACGTGAAGGCCGGCCGCGTCAAGCCGCAGGGCGTCGTCATCCTCTGGTACGAGCAGCTCGAGAACGGCCGCCTGCGACCGTGCAGTTGGCACGCCAACATGAGCTACGCGGAGCTCATCGCCTTTCTCGAAGTGCAGAAGCGCATGGTCATTCACGACTGGATCGAGTCATGAAGCTCGAGGACCAGCTCGGCTGTTTCGGCTACTTCGGCTTCGGCGCCGGCTTCGACTGGGCGAAGGGGGGCCTCACGGCGGTCCCGGGCGACGGCCCGGCGCCCGCGAACTACTGCCTGCACACGTGCCGCCGCGCCGCGAAGTGTTGGCTCGCGCACCGCCGCCGCGTGCAGCTCTTCGTGCCCGAGGCCGCGCGCCAGAGCGACCAGGTGGCGCGCACGCGGCCCGGCCCGCGCTTCCTGGAAGTGCTGGCCCGCGCACAGGGCCGCGCGCTGACCGAGGCGATCGAGCCGTACTCCGCCGTGATGACGGCCAACGCCGTCGACGGCATGGCCGTCGCCACCGATCAGCCGCTCCGCTACCGCGGGCCGATGACGCTGCCGTGGGATCCGAAGACCAAGCGGCTCACGCCGATCGCCGATGGTCCGAGCCGCCACTAGCGCCGACGTCCCGGCGATCGTTGCGATGGCCCTGCGCTTTCGCGCGAGCGATCCGATCTTCACGCGCATCCCGCCCGACCCGATTCGCCTCGGCGCCTTCGCGTGCGATCTCCTCGAGAGCGGCGGCCTCTTCGTCGCCGACCGTGGCGGGAGACTCATCGGCTTGCTCGGCGTCATCGCCGCGATCGATCCGCGCTCCGGGACCCGGTTCGCGACGGAGATCGGCTGGTGGGTCGAACCGTCCGCGCGCGGGTCCATCGCCGGCGTGCGGCTCTTGCGCGCCGGGGAGGAGTGGGCGCGCGCGCACGACTGCACCGAGTTCCACTGCTTCGCCCCGTGGACGCCCCTGCACAACGAGATCGCGCTCGTCCTCGAGCGCGAGGGCTACGCGGCGTACGAAACGGCGTTCGCGAAGCGCCTGATCTAACCCGCCGCTCACGTACGCGCCCGAACCGGCACGCGACACTGTCGCTCCGTGGGCCACGCTGCGCGCTCGACTGCACTTCGCGTCCCGCCGGATCCTGCGGCCGTCACGGCGCCGGCGCCGACGGACGCCCAGCAGGCGATTATCGACGCGCTGCACGGGCCGGGCTCAATCTGGGGGCGATTCGCGCGCGCGGCGAAGGTCGCGCAGCAGCAGGCCGCCACCGCCGATCTGGCCAAGCCGCCGGCGGCGCCCGACATCGGCAGTGCCGCCGCGTCGGCCGCGTTTGCGGCCGGGATCGCCGCCACCAAACAACGCCGCCGATCGGCCGGGCTCACGGACCTCGGCCAGCCGGCCCCGTCGCCCTTCAGCACCGCCGCACTGTTGCGGCCACGCACGCTCACCGGCTACTGATGCCGTCGCCCACCGGCACCTTCGACGCTCGCCGCGCGGCGGACCGCACGCCGTCGCGCCTGTACTCGCCGGCCGACGCGGCCGAGCGCCGACAGCGGTACCTGCAGCTCGCGCAGCAGCTCAAGAAAGATCGCGTGAGCGGCTTCGACGCCGACTGGCGCGACCTGGCCGACTACATCGCGCCGCGGCGCGTGCGGTTCACGACGAGCGATCGCAACAAGGGCGGCCGCCGCGACCAGAAGATCGTCGATTCGACCGCGCGGTTCTCCGCGCGCACGCTCCAGTCAGGCCTGCACGCCGGCCTCACGTCGCCGGCGCGGCCGTGGATGCGGCTGACGACGCCCGATCCGGACCTGGCCGAAGTCCCCAACGTGAAGGCCTGGCTGCACCGCGTGACGCAGCGCATGCTCACGGTCTTCCTGCAGTCGAACCTGTACAACACGCTCCCGATCGTCTACGGCGACATGGGCGTGTTCGGCACGGCCGCGATGGCCGTCGTGACCGACACGCACGACCTGATGCGGTGCTACGCGTATCCGCTCGGCTCGTTCGCGCTGGGCCTCGATCGCCGGCGCCTGGTCACGAGCTTCGCGCTCGAGTATCAGCTCACGGTCCGGCAGATCGTCGAGTCGTTCGGCCTCGAGGACGACGGCCGCACGATCGACTGGTCGCGGATCTCGACCGGCGTCCGCCAGCAGTGGGACCGCGGCAACTACGAGTCGGCGATCGAGGTCACGTGGGTCACGACGCCGAACCTTGACGCGCGGCCCGACCGCCCCGAGGCCCGGTACTTCAAGTGGGCGAGCTGTCATTTCGAGACCGGCGGCGAGACCGAGAAGATCCTCCGCGAGTCCGGCTTCAAGACCTTTCCGATTCTCGCGCCGCGCTGGGACATCACGGGCGAAGACACCTACGGCACCGACTGTCCGGGCATGACGGCGATCGGCGACGTGCGGCAGCTGCAGACGATGCAGCGCAAAAAGGCGACGGCGATCCAGAAGATCATCGATCCGCCGCTCGTCGGGCCCGAGGCGCTGCGCACGCAGAAGACGTCGCTCTTGCCAGGCGACATCACCTACGTCGACGAGCGCGAGGGCTCGGCCAAGTTGCGGGCGATCCACGAGGTCAACCTCAACCTGCAGCACCTGCGCGCCGACATCGGCGAGACGCAGTACCGGATCCAGCGCGCGTTCTATGAGGACCTGTTTCTCATGCTCGCGCAGCGCGACGCGCAGGGCAGCCTCCAGCCGGTCACCGCGCGCGAAGTCGAGGAGCGGCACGAGGAGAAGCTGCTCGCGCTCGGCCCGGTGCTCGAGCGGACGAACGACGAGCTGCTCGATCCGCTGGTCGATCGCGTGTACCAGCTCATGGAGGACGCCGGGCTGATTCCCGAAGTCCCGCAGGAGCTCGACGGCGTCACGCTGAAGGTCGAGTACACGTCGCTCATGGCGCAGGCGCAGCGCCTGGTCGGCGTCGTCGGGCAAGACCGGTTCCTCTCGACGGTGCTGCCGCTCGCGCAGACCTTCCCCGAGGTGCGCCACAAGGTCCAGATTTTCCAGGCGGTCAACGACTACGCGGACATGCTCGGCATCGATCCGCGGATCGTCGTGAGCGACGAGGACGCGAAGGCGGCGCTCGCCGCCGAACGCCAGCAGCAACAGCAGTTCGCCGAGGCGCAGCAGGCCGCGCTCCTCGCGCGCGGCGCGCGCGACGCGGCCGCGGCGCCGCTCGGCACGACCGAGGACAACGCGCTCTCACGCCTCGTCGACAACGTGGCCGGAGCGGCGACGTGAGCCGGCGCGGCGAGACCGGCAACGCGGCCGATCCGCGCGCGGTCTACGGGGCGGGCCGTCGTGCGACGCGGCGCGAGCGGCGCTTCCGGATGGCGCTCGCGACGGTGCTCGAGACGCCGGCGGGCCGGTTGGTATTCGGGGAGCGCGACTACGGGCTGCTCGCCCGCGCGGGCCTCTACGAGTCGACGTTCCACCGCGAGCCGACGGTCATGGCGCACAAGGCCGGCCGGCAGGACTTCGGGCACTGGCTGCTCACGGAGCTGATCGAGGCGAACGAGACCTGCTACCTCGAGATGGAACGCGAGATGCGGGCCCTGGCCGCGAGCGACGTGGCTGAGACCGTGGCCGCGCAGACGCCGAGCGTCGAGGAGGAGTGATGGCGAAGGCGAAGCTCGGATCGGGCGCGCGGTTCAAGGCCGTCGAGCGGAGTGCCGCGAAGAGCGGGGCGCGCAATCCGGCAGCCGTCGCGGCGGGGGCGGGCCGCGCGAAGTACGGCGCGAAGCGCATGGCGAAACTCTCGGCGCACGGACGCGCGGTCGCTGCGCACCAGCGCCGCGGCAATCACGGCTACTGAACGGAGACCCGACCATGACCGACCAGAACCAGGACGACGCAGCCGCGAAAGCGGCGGCGGAGAAAGCGGCCGCCGACAAAGCCGCGGCCGACAAGGCCGCCGCGGACAAAGCGGCGGCCGAGAAAGCCGCCGCGGACAAGGCCGCGGAAGAGAAGGCGGCCGCGGAGAAGAAAGCGGCGGAGGAGGCGGCGAAGAAGCCGCCCGACAAGTACACGCTGAAGCTGCCGGACGACCAGTCCGTCGCGGCGGAGGACGTGCCGATTTTCGAAGCGGTCGCCCGGCAGTTCGGGTTCAACAACGAGACCGCGCAGAAGTACCTCGACGAGCACGTGGCGTTCATGAAGACGCAGCAGGCGGCGCTGCTCGAGGAAGTGAAGGCCGACCCAGAGCTGGGCGGCGATCACTACGCCGAAACGTTGCGGTTAGTCACATTGGGCCGGAACTACGTGTTTCCGCCGGGGTCGGCGGAGCAAAAGCAGTTTGACGGTGAGAGCCGTCGCACCGGTCTCGGTAATCAACCCTGGCTCATGCGTGCGCTACGCCGCGTGGGCAAATTGCTGGCGGAAGACTCCCCGGCCCACGGATCGGGCGGCGGCGGCTCCAAACCGAAGGCGCGGACCTTCGAGGAGCAGGCCGACACGATCTACGGGAAGCGGTGATCGCCAGCACGTCGGAGCTGACATGACCTCTTTCCTGCGCTACGTGCTCTTCACGGTCGTCGCGATCTTCGTGGTCGCGGTCGAACCGGCGAGCGCCGCGGCGATCGTTCACACGCACCCGCACGCGCCGAGCTGGCTGACGAAGCCGGAAGTGTGGCTCGGCGTCGGCGCGCTCGGCGCCACCATCAACTCGACCGCGCTCACGCTCCTCGAGTGGGGCAAGCGCCTCGACCCGAACGGCAGCATCGCCATCATCACCGAGATGCTGTCGCAGATGAACGAGGTCCTCGACGACCTACTACTCGTCGAAGGTAACCTGCCGACGGGCCATCGCACCACGGTCCGCACCGGCCTGCCGTCGGTCTTCTGGCGCCTGCTCAACCAGGGCGTGTCGCCGAGCAAGTCGACGACCGTGCAGATCGATGAAGGGCTGGGCATGCTCGAGGCCTGGTCGGAAGTCGACAAGGACCTGGCGGACCTCAACGGCAACACGAACGCGTTCCGCCTGTCGGAGGCGACGGCGTTCCTCGAGGCGATGAACCAGGAAGTCGCGCAGACGATGATCTACGGGAACGCCGGCCTCGCGTCGGAAGAGTTCTCGGGGCTGTCGGTGCGCTACTCGAGTTCGACAGCCGGCAACGGCTCGAACGTTGTCAAGGGCGGCGGCGCGGGCTCGGACAACACGAGCATGTGGCTCGTGGGCTGGGGCGCGAACACGGTCCACGGGATCTTCCCGAAGGGCTCGAAGGCGGGCCTCATCCACGAGGATCGCGGCGAGCAGATCATCATGGGCGCGACCGGTCTCGGCGCGACCCGCTTCGTGGCGCTCGTCGATCACTTCCAGTGGAAAGTCGGCCTGGTCGTGCGCGACTGGCGGTACGCGGTCCGCATCTGCAACATCGACGTGAGCGACCTGATCGCGAACGCCGGCGCGCAGGCGGTGCTGCCCACGCTCATGTCGAAGGCCTATCACCGCATCCCGAACCTCGGCGGCTGCCGGCCCGTGTTCTACGCGAACCGGACCGTCCGCGAGTTCCTCGACATTCAGGAGCGCGCCGACGTGAAGTCGGGCGGCGGCCTGACCTACGAGAACATCGACGGCCGCAAGGTGCTCACGTTCCGCGGGATTCCGATCCGCACGGTGGATCAGATCCTCGAGACCGAAGCGACGGTCGCCTAGTCGGTCCGTTCACCCTTTTCAGGAGCGCACCCATGATCGTAGATTCTCAGACTCGTGTCTCCGACGCGCAGGCTCTCGTCGCGTCGGCCAACAGCACCAACGTCATCGACCTCGGGTTGATGACGCCCCAGCGTGACGTCGGCGTCGGCGAGCCGATCGGCTTCAACTTCCAGGTGGACGTCGCGGCCGACGTGGCGGACGGCAACGAGACGTACCAGTTCGAGATCATTCAGTCGACGACGTCCGGCCTGGCGGCGCCGGACACGCTCGCACAGGTCGCGATCGCACGCGCGACCCTCGTCGCGGGCTTCACGTTCGAGCTGAAGGTTCCGCAGAACCTGGTGACGAAGCAGTTCCTCGCCGTGCACTACACGCTCGGCGGGACCACGCCCGCGATCACCATCACGGCGGATCTGCTGCCGAGCTGCCTCTCGCACCTGGCGAAGCCGCAGACCTACGCGAAGAACTACCCGATCTCGTAGCGCACCGCGCGACGAGAGCGCCCCGGGGGCATGGTGCCCCCGGGGTTTTCTCCATAGGAGGCCTCCGTGAGCACGAAAGGCAAGCCGCCGACCCCGATCTCCCGACCCACGTCGGCCCGCAAGGACGTCCCGGGCGCGCCGCGCGTCACGCAGCCCGCGACCCGCGGGATCAAAGTCCGCGCCACGCGCACGGGCTACTACGACGAGAAGCGCCGGCGCGAAGGCGACGTGTTCCTCATCCGCGAGGAAGCCGCGTTTGCCAAGAGCTGGATGGAACGCGTCGATCCGACGACGCCGGAACACACGACCAGCGCGCCCGAGGCGCTCGCGCGCCAGCTGGCCAGCCAGCGCGGCGAGGCGCAGTCGGTCGACACGCCGACCGACGACACCGATCGCGCGCTCACCGACGAAGACGTCCTCTGACCTGACTGAGGTGACGGCGCTCCGATGGCCCTGATTCTCGACTACACGATCACGCTGACCGACAAGGACCTCGTCGCGCAGTTGCAAGCGGCGAAGCCGAAGATTTGGAGTCCGAGCAACGACGACGCGGGCACGCTCGTCGAGATCCCGGACTTTCAGGGTCTCTTCGGCACCGACGCGGCCAGCGCCTTCGGGTTCGGGAACATCTACGCGGCGCCGGCCCACGCGGCGACGTTCTTCAGCGCGCCGATCATTCCGGTCGGCGCGCAGTTTGCCCCGCCGTGCATCACGAGCTCGTGGATCTACAGCCTGACGCCGAACGATCCGTTCTTCCTGGCGGACTTCACGCGCGACAACTACAAGCCGGTCTTTCCCCTGCTGCAACGGATCTGGCGCGGGACGTTCGCCTTCGCGCCCGGCGCCGAGACGGGCGTGGACCAGAACGGCGACGCAATCGTGCCGATCGCGCAGCGGCGATGGATCGACGGGTTCGAGATGCCGCCCAACGGCGCCGGCGGCCTGGCGATTGGCATCTCGAGCAACGTCGCGCGCGAGGCGTCACGGCACGCGGAAGGCTACGGCCTGGCGATCCGCGGCAGCAACGGCACCAAGTCGCACTCGGTGACGGAGAACGGCGCGGCGGCGTCGAACAAGTCGTGGGAGCGGCTCTACGTGCGGCTGCGCCAGGTCCCGTCGGCCGACGTCACGTTCTGGCGCTGCCGGAACAGCGTCTCGCCGAACTGCGGCATCCAGCTCGCGATTAACTCGACCGGCCGCATCGCCCTCAAGGACACCACCGCGGCCAACGTCGCGACGCAGCTCGCGCAGACGACCAACCCGCTCGAGGCCGGCACGTGGCACAAGCTCGACCTGATGTTCGAGTACGGCGCGACCGCGTACTTCCGGCTCTACATCGACGGCGTGCAGGCGGTGAACATCGTCTCGTTCGATAACTCCGGGCTCGGCGCCGCCGCGAACCACGCCTCGAGCGAAGTCGGCAACGACACCGGCGACACGCGCGCGCTCGGGCTCGACGTCGACGACTGGGAGAACGCCGAGGTCCCGAGCGGCAAGCTGACGAACGGGAACGATTTCCGCAACGGCACGAAGATCGTGCACGTCACGCCGCTCGCGCCGGCGGCGGACTTCGGGACGTGGGTCGGCAACTGGCGCAACCTCCTCCAGGAGCCGGCGCAGGACGGGACTGAGCTGATGACGTCGTCGTCGGCGCTCGACATGCTCTCGCTCCTCACCAACGGCGAGAAGGCGATCGACGGCGAGGTCGGCGCGCTCGGGCCGGTGGCGCTCGCCGTCGGGCTGCGCAGCAAGAAAACCGCGGCGGCGGCCGACGGGCAGCTCGGGTGGGGGCTGCAGGGCAACGCGCGCGACATGGCGGCGATCGCGCAGGGCAGCGCCCAGCAGTGGAACAGCCGGCTGTATCGGCCCGCCGGGCTCATCGCGCCGTCGGCCATCACGCCGGTCGAGATCGCGCACACCAAGGGCAACGACGGCAACGCGAACGCCGCGGTCGCGTTCGCCGCGCAGGCCTCCGTGATTGGCGCGTGGGGCCCAGAGGACGTCGTGCCGACGTCCGACGGGACGCGGCCCGACACCCCGCCGGGCCACACGGGGATCCACAACTCCGCGTACCCGCGCACGCCGTGGGCGCGCAAGGGGCCGCCGCCGATCTCGATGGTGAAGATCGTCGGCGGGACCTACGCCGGCAATGACACGTTCCAGGACCTGGCCTTCACGGCGCCGGTCTGCTTTCTGTGGGTGCGTCGGATCACAAACGTCAACGGCGTCGGCTCGAAGTGGTGGACGTCGATGATCGCGGCGCACCAGGGCTTCGAGGAAGTCACCTCGCCCGAGGCGATGGTGCAGGCGCTCATCGATCCGTCGGTCGACCCGTTCGCGACCGAGAGCAGCGCGCCGACGATCTTGCGCGTCGTCGGCAACCAGCTCGAGAGCAACAAGGGCGGCGAGACCTACCAGTACATCGCCTTCTGCGATCCGGGCATGCGGTTCGCGCTCAACGCGGCGCTGAAATACTGGAAGGGCGCGGCCGCGCAGACGTCACTGCTCGTCAATAGCAATTTCCTGGCGCACGCCGCGTTCGCCTGGCAGGAAGTGCTCAGCGGCTCGGCGAACACGCGGATGTTCTTCAAAGGCGCGGGCCAGGCCGGTACCGCCACGCGGCGCGCGGACGGCACGGCGCTCGCCAACGGCCTCAGCTTCGCGGCCGGCGCGATCGGTTCGGGTGCCGACATTCACTTCAACGGCGTCGGCCAGCAGATCCCGCTCGCGATGTTCCGACGCGACGATCACGTCGGCGACCCGGGCACGAAGAACGTCGTCGGGATCTGGAGCTACGTGGGCGACGGCAACAACCCGCGCACCGTGACCTGCCCGGACGTCTCGACGAAGCGGCCGCTCTTCGCCTACGTGCAGCCGGTCGCCGTGCAAGCGGCCACGTACCGCGACGCGTCGCACACGGGGACGACGTCGACGAACGTGCCCGGCGCGGCCAATGCGGCCAACGGCATCCGCGGCGGCGACATCAACTCGCTCATCGTCGGCTCGGATCTCAATGCGAACGGCGTGACCTACGACGTGTTCGTGCTGTGGGGTGGCGACGTCGCGTGCAACGGCGGGTTCTCGTGCAACGGGACCTTCGAACCGGTCGTGCCCGCCGCGCCGGTCGACGGGCCGTGGGACTTCCCGCCGGACGGCCTGCCCGGCGGCCTCGACAGTTTCGTCCCGGGCGTCGAGCCGCCGACGTCAGGCGGATCGGGCACGACCGGCGACGACCTCGGCGCCGGCTGCGTCGCCAGCTCCACGCAGGTCACCAACCTCGCGCTCTCGCACATTGGCGTCACGCAGTTCCTCACCGACATCGTGAACGATCCGTCGGTCGAGGCGCAGCTCGCGCGCCTGCACTACGCCGACGAGGTCGACGCGGTGCTGCGCGACTTCCCGTGGCCCTTCGCGACGGCCTATCAGGCGATGGCGCTCGTGGCCGGCACGGTCGACACGCCGGTGAACGGCGACTGGCAGTACGCGTACCGCGAGCCGGCCGACTGCGTCTACATGCGGCGGATCGTGAACCCGGACATTCCCGATCGCACGTTCGATCCGAAGCCGCCGCCGTTCCGGCGCGGGAAGGACGCGACGGCGGGCCTGGTCTTCACGAACCAGCCCGACGCCACGCTGGAATACACGTTCCGGCCCGACTGTGCCGCCGGCGCCGGCGACGCGCTCTTCCGCGACGCGCTCTCCTGGCGCCTGGCCGCCGCGTTCGCGCCGGCGATCGCGCGCAACAAACTCACCGCGAAGGACTGCTTGGTCGTCTACGAGTCGAAGCTCCTGACCGCGAAGGCGCGCGCCGCCGCCGAGCAGCAGTTTCCCGACGACGGCTACGGCGAGGCGTCTTGGATCCGCGACCGTGGCTGATGCCGTCGTCCTCCGATCGTTTGCCGGCGGCGAGCTCGCGCCCGCGTATGCGGCGCGGGCGGATCTGCCGCGCTACAACGAGGCGCTGAAGACCTGCCGGAACTGGATCGTGCAGCGGCACGGCGGCGCCGCCAACCGGGCCGGCACGCGCCACATTCGCCCGTGCAAAACGAACAGCCAGAACGTCACGGCCTTCCCGTACATCCACGAAGACCCGACGCAGAGCGTGCTCATCGAGGCCGGCGCCGGGTACCTGCGCTTCTTCCAGGACGGCGCGATCGTCGAGTTCGACGGCACGCTGCTCGCCGCGTGGAACGGCGCCACCGCGTACAACGTCGGCGACCAGGTCACGTCGGGCGGCCACGTCTGGTACTGCATCAAGGCCCACACGAACCACGTGCCGCCGAACGTCACGTACTGGGTCGACCAGGGCGCGACGTCGGCCGCGATGATCTACGAGCTCGCGACGCCGTTCAGCGGGACGGGCGTCGTCAACTGGTCGCAGTCGGGCCGGACCATCACGCTCACGCACCACTCGGCCCCGCCCTACGAGCTCACCTACGCGAGCCTCACGAACTGGATCCTGCAGCCGGTCGCGACGGCGCCGAAAGTGACCCCGCCGACGAGCCCGGTGCTCACGAACACCGTCGGCACGCGCAAATTCGGGTACGTCATCACCGCGGCCGCGCCGGATAGCTACGAGGAATCGGAGCCCTCCGGCCAGGTCATTGACGCGTCGGCCGCGGCGCCGACCCCCGACGCGCCGCATCAGCTGTCGTGGACCGGG